TTGAAATCAGCGCGCAGCAATATTCTGGTGTCTAGTTCGGTCCACTCGCGCCCGGCAGGCACATCCGACAGCGCAAAGAATTGATCGAACGACACTTCAATATGATTGATCAGCCAACCCAAGCCCGATGACAGCCATTCCGCCATCTGCGCTTCGGCTGATTTGGTGTTGCCGGTTTCGGAAATGCCCACCAGCATCCCCGGCACACCGAACACGGCAGCAATGGTGCGGTCGTTCAGTTTCAACTGTTCAACAATCTGCGCGTCCTCGTTGGTCATGCTGATGGGTTTGAATTTCAAGCCCTGCGTCAGGATTGGCGTGCCGCCCGCGTTCATGCCCGCTGAATGTTGGTTCCAGCGTTCGCGCAATTCATCCACCTGCGCCTTGGTCAACGTCAGATCGGTTTCAATGACGCCGGACGGCCGCGATTGATTGCTGGCGAATGTCTGCGCGGCGTTGCCGATAGCGGCGCGGTTGGCCAGTTCACACGCCAGCGCCCGCAGCCACGTTTCACCAACCAGCGGATGCCGTGGCGTGGCCAACTTGATGTGCATGACATCGCGGGCGGGAATGATGATGCCGGTGGTGCCCAGGCTGTTGAACCGCAGCAATGGATTGTCGCTGATTTCATAAAACACTTCGGAAAACGGCTGATCGCGCACCGCGATTTCCCGCACCTTGCAATTGCGCGGGTCAGTCCAATGCAGAGCCGTTACTTCGCGGCGCTCGTTGCGTTGCGCGATCCAGTAGGAATTTCCGGTCAGCAATAGCGACCGCACCAGATGCACCAAAAAATCCGATGGCGTCTGATAGCCGTTCGGGCTGCGCAGCACGCGCGACAGCGCGGACGTGTTGACGGTTTCGGTGCCGCCGTTGCCTAGTTCTTTTTTGTGATAGCCGGGCAGTTGGGCAATGGCGCGGATGTACGCCCAAGTACAGGCTTCCACCACACTGTTGGAAGGCAGCGGGATCGGATCATAATCCATCTGCCAAAAATTCAAATTCTGCCCCCACGCGGCTGGCAGAATTCCACCGCTTACGGTGTACGGCCCCGGATGGTAATTGCCCTCGCCCGCCGGGTTGGCCTTCTGACGCGGCGTGATCAGCCGCGCCAGGTTTTGACGGATGCCGTCAAGCATCAGCGGGTCTTATAGCCGGGAGCATCTTCCGGCCGCATCGCGCGCTGCTGTTCGCTCTCGCGCTGTTCCCTTTGCATCCGCTGTCGTGGGGTTTCGCCTTCCACCATGCCGGGCCGCATCCCCTGCCGGGACGCCATCGTACCTTCGGGCGGCGGCGGCTCCGGGGGTTCGGCCCCGGGAATGTTAGCAGCCGCCCACGCCGTGTTGGCCCAAGCGTTGGCCGCCTCCATCGCGTGGGTGCGTTCTTCTTCACTCAGCGGTTCATGCCCCTCGCCATAGGGCACGCCCGAATGCGGATCGCGCGCCCAGTGGTCGTTAATCGCGGCATCTGCCTCCGCCGCAGGCATCGTGAGCCGCTTGCCCGCATATGGCCCGGCTATCACACTCACTTCCTTGATTTCGTCGGTCATTGCCGTTGTTTCCTTCCGTTAAAAATCTGCCGGGGCGTTTTGCAGCGCCGCCCCGGCAGTAGTTTCCACGCTAGCCGACAGGGACTTTTCCCGGCCGGAAGTCTCATGGAAAATTCCACGTGAAGCCTTTGTAGAGCCGCGCCACCGCATCGTAGGCGCGGGCCGCATCTTCTTCGTTTTCAAACAAGCCTAGGCGTCGCCGCCGGCCTGCCGCCTTGATTTCGGCCTGCCATTTCCGCCGCTGGGAATTCCAAGAGACGCCGCGATACTGGCTTGTACAGCCATTGCGCTTGCGTTGATTGCGAACCTGAACAACTTCGGACACCCACCGGACGTTACCCGGTTCGTATCCCCGTTCGTTGTCAATGCGATCTAGTTCAAGCCCCGGCTTTGGAGGCATGCCCACGTCCGCAATAAAATTTTGAAAGTCATGCCAACGCTCGCATACTTTAATGCCGCGTCCACCGTAGTTTTTGAACGCCGCAGCTTTTGGATTTTCGCAGCGTTGGAGCATTGCATTCCATCGCCGGTAAACGCTGCTCCCGTACATGCCGTGCTTTGTGTGTTGATCGCGATGATAGCAACCACAGGAAAGAATTTTTCCCATTGTCAGATGTGACAAGCGGACATCTTTGATCCGCCCACAGTCACATTGGCAACGGAAAGCGCGGAATTTTCCCTGCCGGGCGATTTCCACGGAAACAGTAAGGCGGCCAAAACGCTGGCCCTCTTGAATTGAGATAGGACGCATGCGGTTCCCCTTGTTTGGAAGGAAACCGCATGCTAGCATTTCATAAGCCATATGGCAACCAAGCGTCCTTACCAGATCACCGGACTTATTGTCTGAACCATACCAGTTCGCCTCATGACCCAGCTAACGTATATTGACATTCTCACGGCCACACTATCTGTCTGGAACAGCGAACGCTGCGGCGTGCCAATCTGCGCAAGGGTCGGCGGCTGCGTCGTGCCGGATACCAACGGGAGCGGCGCGGTGTCTTCTTCGTGCAACGTCGCATCCGTGCTGACAGCAAACCGGGGCGCGTCCCCGGCGGCGCTGGCAAAGTCCTCCGCATCGACGGCAATCACGCGGGCCGCCGGTACGGTATTCGACACGATGAACGACACGCCAAACTTGGCGCCCGCCTCTTGCTGGGATTGGAATAAGAAATCCCCAGTCGTCGTTTGCGCAAAGCCGAGCGCCAGCGCCTGCGCCGGATTGAGCAGGATAGCAACGCGCCGCCCGCCGTTTAGCGCCGTGATTGCCGCCACCAACGCTTTCAGGTCGGCAACCATCGCCGCCGTTGCCGGTGTCGCCGCGGATGCGGTGATCGGCGTGACGCCGTTCAGCAAACCGGCCGGACGGGTGGACGACGATGCAGTACTGTCGATCAGGTAGGTATCCAGTGCAATCGCGGTGTCGTCCGCCATGCCTTGGCGAATGATTCCCTCGATTGCCGGAGCGCCGTAGTTCTGCATTTCCTCGGTGAAAGTAGAGATCACCGAAAGTTTGGTTGGCTTCAACTCGACGGTCGAGAACGAAGCTCGTCGAACTGGCTTCGCCGCGCCTTCCCCAACCCAATTTCCGGCAAGTGAACCGATGGTGCCCGGCGCAATGGCAGCGCGCACCGGAATTTTCAGCGTCGCGACACCCGGCGGGAAAGTGTACTTCACCCCCATTGCCGAGAGTTGATTGTAAATGCTGTTCGGGATCAGCCGATCAAGGAACCCCGCATTCGCCGTTTGCACCAACTCGGCGGCCCAAGTCGCCACGGTCGTTGTCGCCGGATTGACTGCGGTGCGCAGTACGATGCCGGTCATTTCGTCGTTGCCGTAAAACTCCCGCAACGCCTTGCCGAGATCGCGCTCATGCGATGCTTCGGATTTGACCCAGCAGGCTAGCGAGCGAATTAGCAGCTCGTTCGGCTCCACCTTCTTCTTTGGCATCGCAAACACGCGCGGCGTGTCATCCGACCGCACCGTGATTTGCTGTTGCGGCACCTGCGGCTCGCGCTTCGGGGCAATAATTTCGCCGTCTTGAGCATGGCTGGTCGTAGACCCGTCGCCATCGACCAGTGCGCGTTCGGCACGCTGGTGCTTTTCGACTTCCTTTTTGGCGGCTTCGATCTGGCCGGGAAGTTCCTCGTAACGCTTGGTTTCGTCCTGCGAAAGTTCTTCCTTGCCGGACAGTTCCTTGAGGCTTTCACGCAACGCGCTGTATTCCATTTGCGCGCTTTGAATGCGCTGGCTAATCGTGTTCATTTTAGTCCCCGTGCTTTGGGGCTTCGTTTCGGCTGGCTTGCCATGACGCGCGCCTGCGGATGCTGAAACTTCGTTTCCGGTCTTGGAGAAGATTTCAGCCAACAGGTCGCGCGGTAGTCCCTTGGCAATCGCCAAGGCATTCGGGTTCGCTGGAATGGAAACCAAACTCGCTTCCAACAATTCGGATTTCAGGAACTTGAACGGCCCGCCCAATTTGTCGGCGTCTTCATTCAGCGGTTCGGATTTCAGCGGCCGGAAACCAACCGACACCGCGCGCAGAATTTTCTGCCGCACCAATTCGCGGATGGTGTTGACCAGCGGTGATGTGCCTTGTTCGGCCAGCTCGAGCCGCCCGGTCAATTTCCCGTTGCGCACCGCTACATCGGCCCACGAACCGATCACTTGATTGCGGTCGTGGTTAAACAGCGCAATCGGCGCGTTCTTAACATTCTTCAAATCCCAGCCAGCCTGATCGATCACGTCCCCCATGCGATCAATCGAGGCATCAGACAAAACAAATTCGTTGGCCGCGCCATCGGCTGGCGCTGCCCGTTGCTGATATCGCATTGGCGTTGTCCGGTTAGGTTTTCAGTAGGTGGCGCACTGGAACGTGCGGGCTGCGGTTTGAATGACGGGATTGGCCGCCGAACCGGATCGGAATTTGAAATAACCCAACCGCCATACATCGTGACGCAAAAACGCCGTCGCGTTAGGAACCACCGTGACGATTAAAGGACTGCCATCCGGCCAAACAACTTCGTGAAAATTCGCGTTGTCTAAAGAAAACTGGAACGTCAGCCACGCCGTGCCAGTCCACTGCGCGGGCATCGTGATCCGGCGCAATCCAAGATCGCTCGCCTTCGATAAATCCAGCACACTCGAAAGACTTTGCCCCGCTGCTATGACGGGGCCGCTGATGAATGCCATGACTATGATTTCCCGCTAGGCGATCAGTGCTGCCGTTTCGACCGCGGGCGCGGCGGTGACTTTCAGCGAACCCACCGCCATCAACGCGGCCACCGCCAAATCAATGCGGCCGTTATGTCGGCGTTTCTCCGGGCGGCGGTTCTTTTCTTCCTGAACACCGGGCGCGTGGGTAACCATGACGTTGGCAACGCACCACCGCAAAACCGGGTGGCCACCGTGGCGCAACTGGCCTTTGACTGCCGCCACCTCAAACGCCGATATAGCGGGAGAAAAACTCTTGTAGCCCTGCACAAATTTTTCCAGCGGCAGCGAAACCCCCACCCGCGTGGCGGACTGCTGCAGTGCGTTGTGGTTCCAAGTGTCAAAC